GGAAGATAATGCACAAGTCGTCATCGTTGAAAAGGCGGCACAAAAAGGCGTCACCGAGTTGATGTTGAGACTCCAATTCTGGCTTTGCAAACAAGGCTTTTCATCCGCTTACTTCCTTTCATCCCTTCGCTTCCTTCGGATGCAAGTCCAGCGGCGGGTTGAGCCACTGATTCGCGCAAATCCCATCTTGCAAAAAGCCCTTGTGGAAGGCGCCGAAAAGGAGTTGCTTGGCGAAGGGGAAGAAGTGGAAGGGTTGCCGAAAAAGTATCGGTTGCGCGACAACTTGTATCTCAAGCGGCTTTGGGAAGGGTGGCTGCTTTACATGCCCGTCCAAAGCGAAGCTGATGTTCGGATGTTCCCGCTTGATGCGATTTTTGTTGACGAAGTTGAAACGCTCAATCCTTCCTTGACCGATGCGCTTCAGGAACGACTTTACCACTCACCTCTAAAGTGGGAGCGATGGTTCAGCCAACCGACGGTCGCAGGTTACGGCATTGACGAACGATTTGCGATGACGGATCAGCGATACTGGCACCTCAAATGTCCAAAGTGCAAACAGTGGTTTGCGATGGAAGAGCATTTTCCAAATGTCCTGATGGCGACGGTTGAGGACAAGCCTACATTGTGGGGCGGCGATTGGGATCCGACAATTTGGGATGGGCGATGGAAGTTTTCCTATTGCTGTCCCTTCTGCCGGTCGCTAATTGATCCACTGTCGCTTGAAAAAGAATGGGTTGCCAAATATCCCGACAGGGACGCTCACGGTTATCACTTATCGCAACTTTACTCGGCGACGATGACAGCGACGGATGTGGCTCGTTTGTGGCATCAAGCGCAATTTTCGCTGAGGCGCAAAGAGCGATTTTTCAACTCTGTCTTGGGCTTGCCCTACTCTGGTGGCGAGCGGCAACCGATTACGGCAGAGAAATGCGTTTACGGCACTCACGATTTAGGCATATTGAATGAGTTAAATAAGCGCTTTGCGGGCTTGGATGTTGGGGACCGACTGCACCTTGTCGTGTTGGAGCAACTTCCCGACGGCGTCTTGGCGCTTGTTTGGGCGGAAGAATTCAGCGGGATTGACAAATGGGAGCGGGTTGCCCAAAAAGTTCGTTCGCTGAAAATTTCCGCCATCGCCGTCAACGCGATGCCCTACAAAGATAGCGCCAAAAAACTCCTTCGTCAACTTGCCCCAGAAATCAAAGGCGTCTTGGTTTACGATACAGGCGGGCAACGAATGTCCATCGGCGAGGAAGACAAAGAAACAGGGCAACCCATCAAGACCATCTCCATCCCAAGAGTGGAACTCATGGACGGGACGGTTGATGCGGTGCTTTCAGGGCGAATCATCTTCCCACGCAAAACCATCCCCATCACTGAGCAAGTTGTCAAGCATTTGCAGAACTACATCATTGAGATTGACGAAACGGGCAAGCGGGATTACGCCAAAGGTCGGGAAGACCACTTTGGTCGTGCCATTGATTACGCCCGCATAGTCGCAGAAACTGCAAGGGCACTCAGGGCGATGCCTGCCGAGCCAATCAGGGCTGATTGGCTTGCTGGGACGCCCCTTGTGCCATCACTGGGGGGTGTGTCATGGTGAAACCGATAGAGTTCGTTGAGTCATTGCAGTTTGCTGATTGGATTCGTATCTTGCCCAAAGGAACTTTCAAGCGGGACGGACGGACAATCAAACTTGACGACACTTTCCTGATGGCGATCAAGCGAAACTTTGATGCAGGCGTGTTGGGTCGCGATGTCCCCGTCAACTTTGAGCATCAATACACCGCTTTGGGCGCTGCTGGTTGGGTTCGGGCGTTGGAAGTTCGGGAAGATGGGCTTTATGCGTTGATTGAGTGGACGGACATCGGCAAGGAAGCCATTGAGAAAGAACGCTTTAAGTATGTCAGCGTTGAGTTGGGCGGAGCCATTGACCCCCAAACAGGCAAGATTTTGGGCGAAGATGTTTTGACGGGCATCGCATTGACCAACCGACCATTCTTTAAAGGCTTGACAGCCCTTGCAGCCGCCGACCCTGATTGGACGGCAAACGACGACCCGCTTGATTTTCCCATCCACGATGACCGCACTTACGAATGGGATGCCGATGAAAGCGAACGGAGATGGAGAAGGTGGGTTTCAGAGAAAGACCCAAGCGAATGGGGCAATGAGGAATGGCGGAAATATCGTCGTCGGTTTCTCGCTTACGACCGAGCCAACCCAGATCTATTTGGCTCTTACAAACTCCCCGTCGTTGACATCGTTAACGGTCAACCACGCGTCATCTTCCGAGCCGTCGTCCAAGTTTTGGCGATCCTTGCAGGCGCTCGTGGGGGCGTTGATTTGCCAAGCGATGTTAAAGAGCGCGTTCGGTCCATTGCCGAACGCTTGAGAAGCAAGTTTGAAGGAGGTGAAGAAAAGATGAGCGACGAGAAGCAAGTCGCTCAAGACCATCTGACACTTGACCCCGCCAAAGTCGTTGCCTTAGAGCAGGAAGTGCAACGGCTAAAGGCGGAGCAACGGAAGCGGCAATTTGCAGACGAGTTGGCATCACTGCGTTTCAGCGAGGGCAAAGTTGCTCTCGCTCCTGCAAGCCGCAACAAATTCGTGGAAGTCCTCGCGGAGTTAAACGACGAACTGGCGGGCAAATTGATGGACGCCATCAAGTCCATTCAGTTTGTCCCGCTCGGCGAACTCGGCTTTTCTGCCACTGAGCCCGACGAGAAGACCGAGACCTTGCAAACTTACGCAGAAAAAATTGCCCGCGAACGCAACTTGAACTTCATTGACGCAATTCGCATCGCCGCTTCGGAGCGACCAGACCTTGTTTTCAGCGAATACAAAGTCCACAAGTAGCGAATGGCGAATAGCCAATAGGAGGTGACAAAAGATGGCGACTTATCGGGAAGCGTTAAAGATTTCCTTCGTGGCGGGGGCGGATTTGCGAAACTACCCATTCGCTCCCGTCAGGCTGGACGCCACGACAGGTCGCGTCGTTTTGGCAGGCGCTAACGAGCGAGCCATCGGCATCTTGCAAAACAAACCAAACGCTGGCGAGACAGCAGTGGTGATGCTTTACGGCATCAGCAAGGCTGTCGCCGCTGGCGCTATCGCCATCGGAAGCCCCGTCGTTGCCGCCGCCAACGGGCGAGTGGCAGCGGCAGGGACTTTCCACAATCACGGCACCGCTTCTTCCAACCCGCCAACTGGACAACAACGAATTCTCGGTTTCGCTTTGACGGCAGCGACTGCCGCCGGACAAGTCATTGAAGTTTTGCTTGCACCCTTTGAGTTCTGACACGGAGGTGAGTGAACGATGCCGCAAGTGACTGATGTCAAGGATGTGATTTTGGTTGACCCTGTATTGACGCAAGTCGCCATCAGCTACCGCGTGCAGGGAGCAGTTGCAGAAAGCTTGTTGCCCACCTTGCCCGTCTCGTCCGTCTCCGGGCAAATCGCTCGCTTTGGCAAGGACGCCTTTCGCCGCGAATCTGCCCGACGAGGACGGGGAAGCCAAGCAAGGCGAGTTCATTGGTCCGTTGAATCGGTGAAGTTCTTCTGCGAGGAATATGCCCTTGAAATTGCCGTTGACGACCGAGATGTCGCCGCCAGCCAGAACCCCATTGACCCATTTGTTGCCGCAACAACGCAACTCGTTGACATGTTGACTTTGGATGCAGAAGTTAGGGCGAGGGATGCCGTTGTCAATGCCCTGACGGCAGCGGGTTACCGAACCGTCCCATCAACTAAGTGGGACCAGAGTGGCTCAACGCCCATCACTGACTTGAAGAACGCCATCGTTGCCGTCAGCCGCAGAATAGGCGTTCGCCCGACGACCGTCGTCGTTTCCCGACCCGTCTGGGAAGTTTTGATTGAACACGCCCAAGTTGCCGACCGACTGAAGTTCACTAATGCCACTTTCTCCACGGACATCCTCGCAAGGTGGCTGGAAGTTCGAGAAGTGGTCATCGGCGACATTGTGATGGACACAGCCGTTGAGGGCGACACGCCGAACCTGCAATATGTTTGGGGCGATCGAGTCGTCGTCGCTTTTGTGCCCCAACGCCCCGCCATCAACCAACC